TGTTGTGTTAGAATTTAAAGCACCACAACCTACTGCTACGTTATCTGCACCTGTTGTGTTAGTGCCTAAAGCACCATAACCCACTGCTGTGTTAGCACCAGCTGTTGTATTAGCGTCAAGAGAAAATGCACCTAATGCTGTGTTAGCACCAGCTGTTGTGTTAGATATTAAAGCATTAACACCTACTGCAACATTATTTGCACCTGTTGTGTTTCCTCTTAAAGCACTATGACCTATTGCTACAAGATTTTCAGCTGTTGTATGGTCTCTACCAGCATCTTTACCTACTGCTGTATTGTAACTACCTGTTGTAACATGACCTAAAGTATTTACACCTATTGCTGTATTTTCTGTTCCTGTTGTACTTTCATCTAAAGCTGTAGCCCCCACTGCTACATTATTTGCACCTGTTGTGTTAGCACATAATGCTTGTTTACCTACTGCTGTATTGTTATCACCTGTTGTGTTTGCTAATAGTGCGTTAAGACCAATTGCAGTATTATTTGCACCTGATGTGTTAGCACACATAGTATTTCTTCCAATTGCAGAATTACCAGCACCTGTTAAATTAAGACATAAAGCACCACAACCCATTGCAACATTGTTATCACCTGTTGTGTTTGTTTTTAAAGCAGAAAAACCGACTGCAGTATTGGCTGCACCTATTGTGTTAGCTGTTAAAGAACTTTTACCTACTGCTGTGTTATATGAAGCTGTTGTGTTAGCATCTAATGCTTCTGAACCTACAGCTACATTAGATGAACCTGTAGTGTTTAAACATAAGGCAGCATTACCAATTGCTGTATTATATGAAGCTGTTGTGTTACACCTTAAAGCACTTCTACCCATAGCTACATTAGTAGAACCTGTGGTATTTTCTTTCATTGAATAACCACCAACAGCTGTATTATCATTTCCTGTGGTGTTAGCACACAAATTATAAGCACCAATAGCAACATTTATACCACCTGTAGTGTTAGCTTTTAAAGCTTCAAAACCAAGTGCTGTGTTGGCGTCTCCAGTTGTTATTGCAGTTCCTGCTTTACTACCAATTGCTGTATTTTCAGTTCCACCAGCTTCAACACTATCTAAAGCAGTATCTCCTAAAGCTACGTTATCTGTTCCTGTTGGATAATTTCCGTCTAATTTTATTGTGCCACCATCAACTACAAAATCTCCTGTAAGCGTTAATCCTCCACCTGGAGCTAAACTTACACCTGATGGAATGACAACCGTGTCTCCTGAAGTACCAAGAGTTAACGTTGTTCCTGATTGAGGGTCTATTTGATCGACTTCTATTTTACTCATTAAATTACTACCAATGTTCCTGTTATAGTTTGTGTTGCTGTTATAGTTACTGGTCCTGCTAATACTCCTGAATCTAAAGTTTGATCTTGATCAATAGTTGATGCATGAGTTACAACATAACCTGTAGCCTCCATTACTGGAGACATTGCTTTCTTTGCAGGGATTGTACAAAATACTTCTTTCGCACCTATAGCAAAATTAATTTTATCTGTGGTACCTAAGTTATTACTTATGACTGTGTTTCTAGATAGAGTATCGGTTGCAGCATCGGTTACTGTACCAACACCAACTTCAAATTCATCTGTTCCAGTGTTTGTAATACAATAATACGTAGTATTAGTATTACCTACACCCGATACGAATGAGATAAAGTCTTGAGAAGCACCCGCTAAGTCGAACGTTCCTGTTCCAGTAGTGGTACTTGTTTCTTTAACTCTGTCATTGATGACCAGTGCCATAGAAACTTCTCCTTACGTTAATCTTATTATTGCAGCTGAAGTTGTAAATGCTGGGAACTGAATAGTGAATGTTCCTGCAGTTGCAGTTTTAACTCCACCAAAATCTAAAACACAAACCGCATCAGTAGTACCTGATCCACCATCAGTTGTTGTGTTATAAATCAACGCACCTTGAGCAGATAATGTTACACCAGTAAAAGATAAATTAGCAAAGTTAGTAATTGCTATTGCTGAAGATACTTTCACACCTTGGTTAACAAGCGCTGAACCACCCGCAGTATATCCTGACGATGATACTTCATTACTTGTTATATAGTTTTCAGTTGAAGCACCTAGTGTTGCTAGTGATGTATACATCGCTAGTTTGTATGTGTCTGATGATGTATCGAAATCGTGTTTTCCTTGAAGTAACTCTTTTTTAAAAGTGTTACAAATCGCATTAGTTGTTATAGCCATAATATTTCTCCTTTAATAATTTTTTATGGTGACGGTGAAGGTATTTTAACCCTTGGCACACCATCATCAAATTCTGCACGTCTTCTTCTCCCCATTTGTTGGAGAGCGAAATTTTGTATACCTTCAGTATACTTGCTTTTATATAGATTGTACATATCCATAGGTCCTTTTAAAAATGAATATGCTTCGGTTAAAACACCATCCAAAAGCATTCCTTGTTGATATTCAGATAAGTAAGTAGTATTTGAAGATGTAAAACTAGGTGGAGTAATTATGTAGTTTAATTGAACTGCATAACCTTGATCTGGAGTTGGAGCAACTACAATAGAACTTTCATCCCAGTTAGCATAATATTTAGGAAGACCTGTTGCACCACTACCATTATATTCTGTAATAAAACTAGTATCTCTTTTTTCCATAAAAGATCTATCTCCTGTTTGATTTGTTGAATTAAATACTTGAAGAGATCTAATAATTAAAAAATCTTCTGGAGTAATTAAATATCTTTTATTAGCTGTAAAAGATGAAGTTGAATATTTTCTAGTGTCATCGTAATCAACTGCACCTGCAACACTTAGTTCTGTGTTTCTTATAAATTGTCCAATAATAGTATCTGTTAAAACATTACTATCTACTTCAGTGTAGTTACGAACTTGTGTTAAAAAATCTGAATAAGATATAGCCATTATGTAATACTCACTGTTACTGTACCTAGTTGTGCGTCTAACTCTCTTCTTCTATTTTGTAAGGAGGGATCAGCTGGAATCATTAAACTTGTTCCTTGTGTTATAAAAGCAAATTGTCCTGGTAAAGTTAAATTTGCAGTCATCATTCCTTGACCTCCTGTCGATGCTACTGCACCGTTCACGACTGTTGGTTGTTGAAAATCTTGTGATCTAGTATTTTTTAACGCAACTGGGTCTGCTTTGTGATAAGGGGGATCTAATTGTGGATGTTTAGGCTCATACTCTGAAATATGAACTAACGCACCCGTCCACTCTTTAACCATTTCTCTATAGGGAAAAGCTTGGCCTGATCTATCAGAAATCGCTTGTGATCTACTACCTCTTGCCCAAGACATTATATACCATCCCCAAAATAAGTTTGAGGTGAAATATAAACTGAAGTTCTTGAACTATCTTCGTTTAGAGCTCTAAGTAATTCATCTTCGTATAATTGTTTTAAAACTTGTATTCTATCTGGAGCTCTTTTTTGGGATAAATAAAATGCAAGACCTGAACACATACAAGGTAAGAATCGGTAAGCAACATCTGCAGTATTGGTAAACGAACCAGCGTCCTCGATTCTATTAATACTATAAAATTTTAAATAAGTATAAGTTGATGCATCGGGTGCAACATATAAACTAATTGTAGGATCTATTTGTCTATTCACATAATATTGTGAAGGTTGTCCTGTTGCTAGTTTATTAGGTAAAGCTGAATATGCAGATCTATCAATTTTAGTTAGTGCAATGTCATTTGTTGTTGGTCCATCTGCAGCTTGAGCTGTTGATGAAATGTAAGCTTCTAAAACATCATTAACATTTGTTGGAACTGTGTATGTTGCTACACCTGCTGTTAGTTGTTGTTCGTTTAATTGAACTTTCCAAAGGTGAACACCTCTGTTTCCCCACTCTGAAAATAAAAGATTTAAACTACGTCTTGCACTTCTTATATCATTTCCACTATTCGTTCTTAAGCCGCATCTCTCGTATGCTTCTTCTATAATATCATCAATCTGTAAATCGAACGAAGTAGTTCCTGATGTAGCCATAATTCATTATACTATATTAAGTCTTTGATGTAATCACCACCTTTTGTGATTTCGTAATTTTGGCCTGATTTCAAAGACTCATCTTGTAAGCCCATTCCAGAAGTTCTAGCTGCGCCGTAACCTTGGTGTGAACCACCTTTAGTATAACCCATAGGTCTTTGCATCATGCCACCACCCATTTTTTTAGCATTATCTTTTATTTCAGTTTTTGTTCTTGGGTCGCCAATTTCTGAATCTTCCAGTCCTGATTTTTTTAATCTAGCTCTCGCTGTTTGTTGAAATCTTTCTTCCGCCATAGGGTGTTCAAAAGATTTTTTTGAAGATTTTTTTCCATCTCCAAAATCAATTTCACCAGAATCCATCATTTTACTAAAACCAATTTTTTTATATTTAAGTTTTTTAGCTTCTTTTTCTCTATTTTCTTTTGTTGACATAAGAATCTCCTAATAATATTTATATTCTTTTTCTAATTTTGTAATATTATAATAACATACTAAAAGACACCTTTAAATCCTAGGCCTCTAATAGCAGCTCCACCACCTCTAACTTCTCCACCTTCGTTAAAATTAGGTTTAACTTTTTCTTCTTGAAGCATCTCGTTTAAAGCTCTATCTTTTGCTTTTTGTTGACCTTCTTTTTTTGTTTTAGAATGTAATTGAGTTTCTTTAGAATCTTTATATTTATTATATTTGTCCATTGCTTTGTCGCCAAAGTAAGAAACATCTACTAAATCTTTCTTTTTTTTCTCATTCATAAATAGAAAACCGGCTTCTCCACCTATTTCAGCCCCTTTTTCTTCTATAAGTTTTCCCTTTTTTGCTTTCTCCGGAAAACCTTTTTTCATGTTACTATATGAACCTTTAGAAATAGTTGAATCTGCTTTAGATCTTGAAACCCCAAGCTTACGTCTTCTGTTTATATTTTCGTAAAGACTCATAATAATCCTTTTTAGTGGCCACCTTGCTTATATAAAAAGCCGTTTTCCGTTATAACTACTTTAATTATATCACTTCTGATTATTAGATGCTAGACCTTAACCTTTTTGACAATAGGCTTTTTCTTTAGTTTTTTAACTATAATTTTTTTTTTTTGATCTCTTGCTCCTCTTAATTGTCCATTAATCTGAGCTGTCATTGATCCTCTAGTTATTGCCATTATAAATCTACTGCCTTTCCTATTATTGGTTTATACTTAGTTTTACCATCTTCCCTGAATGCATGCAAGAATTGTTTTCTAGGTTTATCTTCAATATAACTACAATGACACCATCCGCTGTTAGGCTCTCCTTTTTTATAGAACTCGAGAATCATTTGATCAAAATCTAAATTTTTATATATCCAGTCACAGAGTTCAGCATTATCGACTCCTGGACATTCGAAATCAACGGCTTCCGCATCGCAGTGCTGACTATTAACTGAGCTACCTATTGCAACTGATAACTCTGGGGATCTATAACACGATGTCACAACCACAGGACCAAAATGATCTCTTACGGGTTGCAAAATATTATCACAAAGTAATTTTAATTTTTCTATTTGATTTGAGTTAGGGTTATTGTCTATGCCCTTACGGACAGCAGTGTCCGATTTGATTAATTCTTGAAGAGTGAAGTTACGTGATAAGTTCATTATTTAGTTCTAACTGAATCAATGAAATTATATACTCTCCCGAATTGCTTATCAATAGACATCAAGTCAGACTGGATCATAGTTACTATTAACTGAAGTTCTATAAGTGTGACTAATGTCCATGTAGCTAATCCCATTAGTATTGTACCAAGTAATCCAATTAATAATGTGTTAGTTTTTCTACTCACCTAGTAGGTCCACCAAATAATGCTAAAATACAAATAGCCACAATTAATAAAGCTGTGAACTTGTAATTCATATCTCCTGGTTCCATATAGGCACCCTCCATTATTGGCACGATAAACACTCGTCAGAATCAGAATCTAATTCTGCTAAAGCTTCTTCTTTACACTCTTGACTACAAAAAATATCTAATTCGTCTTTAGATTCAAATTCTTTTTTGCATTGCTTACATTCTTTTTTCATATCTTACTTCTTTTTTTTACATTTACATCTAGGCCCTGCTATTTTTTTAGCAACCCATTCACAGATATCATCCATCATTGAGAAAAAATTATAACAAATCTTATCTATCATAGCCTTAAAATATATAGTTAAATAAATTAATAAAAAAAATAATGATAACACAACATAAATAACTATATCTACAGTATGCCAATATATTTTAAGCACTACTTTTTAGCTATTTTATGGTTTGTTTATGCCTTTTTTAATGATGTAATCTTGAGTACCATTAGCACCTGTCTCAACT